GCATTCTGATGAATGGAAATATCTAAGTCTACAGAGTGGGTGTTGCATTTGGCTACAATGTTTGCAAGGTTAGCTCCTACTGTTTTTCCAACATCATCGGTACAGTTGTAAGCTGTATGTCCTGATGCCTGTAGTAATGCAATCACCCCGGCTGTTATCTTTCGATCCTCTGTTACCTCATCAAGGTAGTGCCCTGCTCCCGGTACAATCCTGTTGTGTCCTCCATGTACATTATATGTTCCCATGATTACGCCTCCTGTTCTGCCAGCTTCTTTGCTGCTTCAATTTCTTCCGATGTTGGTTCGATGCCTTCATCATACTCAAGCCCTTCATTCTGATCAGTTGCTACTTCCATGTTTTTCTTATCTTCCATATTGATCTCCTTCCTGTGCGACGTCGCACGCATTATATAGTATGCAAGAGAGCGATTACTCGCCCTCTGAATCCTTGCTGCTAATCTGTTCTTCTACCTGTGATCGGATGTGCTTGACCAATGGTTGCAAGAATGCCGGAATCTTTACGCCCATGTCCTGAATGTTTTCCAGAATTGAAATAATCTCATTGCAGATCAGCCACATTGCTACTACACATGCCACTAAGAATGCCACCGGAGATTTCCACCCAATCGTTGTAGATGTATACAGTAACATTTCATCTATAATTGCTCCGACAACTACCAGCAGCCACATGGATACTTTCTTAAAGATTCCCCTGATGCTCTTATACGAGTTGATATCCTCTGCTCTGTACTTGCTGGCCATAAGACCGGTCATGTAGTCGATCAGATTACATGCCACCAGCAAGATCACCGGCACTGCCAGAACACCCAGGAGTGCCGATAAAAAGGCGAATACCGCCGTGAAAATCGCTTTGATATAATTTGCCTGTTCCATTCTCATATACCTCACTTCTTTCTTATTATAAAATTGCATAAAAATAAGACCTTACGGTCTTGCACGTATTTCCATATATACCTCCATAAAAATAAGAGCGGTAATTCCGCTCTTATCATGATTTTACCAAAAGTCTACAGAACAGTCTTTACCACATTTAGGGCAAATTTTTCCGTCTTTCGAATATCCAGAATATCCACAATTCAGACATTTGATGTATTCGATTTTTTTTGATATTTCTTTAAGCTGTTGTAATAATTTTTGGCGAACATTTTTTACAAATGTTATGTATTCATCACTCACTATTTCTCCATGTATGCCACGACTAGTAATTTTTTGAACTTCCATAATTAACTTTTCAGTATCATTGTCAATTAGTTCCTTCTCACTTATTAACCGCAACATTTTCATACTCGCTAATATTTCAGGATGTCCTATTTTCTCACATATTTCACGTAAAGCCATTTCTATTTCTTGTCTAGTCTCGAATAAAAATATATTTTTTTCTCTGTTTTTCTTAATCTCCAACTCCGAAACCTCTTTTTCTGAACCAGAAATATTTTTCTGCATATCCTCGAGTGTTTTTTCTGACGGCAATGGAGTATTTTCTATACTAATCTTATTAGATATCGAATTATTCAGTTGTAGCTGTATGATTTGTGTCTGAATGTTTTTCAAGGATTCTTTAACTTCTTCAGTTGCCTTTTCAACTTCCTTTTTTACCTTAATCCCAAGTATCTCCATTTCTGAAAATAACGGAAATGCTAGCAAAAAAATCCACAAAATAAATATTATATTTTTCGCATTCAATTCTTTCAGCTGATTTATTTCAAAACGATACTTCCATACATATAATGAACTAAGCAAAAGTAATAATGAATACCATTTTCTCCCATTCATGCATTTCCAAATATATCTTATGAACTTCCAAATATACCCTGTTGTTTTCTTATACCATTCACCATTTTTATTATTCACGTTCTTTTTCTCCTTCCACTGCAATTATACAGCAGAAGGAGAAATCTGCCAAGATTAATCTCCCAGGAGCAACGCCAGCTTCTTGGTTCTTAACACATCTCCACCACCAGCAGATGCTTCCATATAACAGTCTGCATCATTCTCCAGAATCGTTGTTCCGGCGTAAGTTACAAGATTTTGGTAGGTCTGGATTTCGGATGGTGTTAGGTCTCGTTCAATTGGCTTGCTCAGGTTATAATATAATACAACTGGATTTCCCGCATCTTTCTTTGTCTTTAGGAACAATGCAAAATCTTCTTTTGTTGGAAATACGGTTGCATCAAGTACAAAAACTACCGCTTGTGCATTTGTAAGTGTAAATACACTAACTTTTTTCTCTTTTATATATTCAATTTTAGGTGTCCAAGTATTAATCACTTGCACAAACGCATTTGATATTACCATTTTATTTATTATATTTCCTAGAGCGAATGTTACCGTATACAAACCGCCTAATATATTCTGCGTATTCGAATCCGTTCCATATTTGTAATTTTCGTCTCCCATAAGTTCCAAAGTAGTTACATTTTGTACATATTTCCCACGCTTGAGGTCGATGTAATCTGCTATCCACTGTTGACCATCGGCATCGGTGTAGTTTCCACCTGTGTCTACTGGAATAGCCGGAAGACCAGTCGGTGTCTGAATGGAGAGGGACTGTGGTTCATGGTATGGTTCGTATCCGGTCGGGGATGGAGATACTTCGATTTGTAGGTCTGCCAAAAACTTTAATGTTCCGCCGCTTGCAATCAAGATTTCTGGATTTATTAATCGTACCATTTTCAGTTCTCTCCTTTCTCTATTGAGCTGTCCATCCTTGTTCAACTGCGCCCTTGGCGGTCTGACGCATTACATATATTTTACAATCTGCGCAAATTGCGAATTTCATTATCATATACAGTTGTCCGGAACTATCCAGAATTTTGTGGGTATACATAATCCCACCCCAGTTATTCGGAGCTCCTTTGGCAAACGGTTGTATACTATAAAATCCTTCTTCCCAACAGCCATATGTGAGATTTTTCTCCTCATTCTTTTTAAATCTTACGCCATTCAGCAAACTTTCATATATCGGTATATGTGTTGTATTCTCGTCATGTGCGCTGGAGTTGCCTGATCCTATATAGAAATCAGAGCCCATCGGGGTGATTTTACATGATCTTCCCGCCGCTGAACCTACCTGACTAAGTATTTGTTCAAATCCAATACTCAGTGTTGACATATTTCCATTCGCATCTTTTCCGAAATATGTACTTCCACCAGAATAGTGCCCTGAACTTTTTCCATTTTTATCCGAAGTAAAAAGCTTACCTTCTTCCACATTAAGTTCAACAGTTTCATCTTTATTCTTTATACTTCCTGCTGTCACTGTACCCAGATCAGCCGATATTGCGCTCAAATTCTCTGCGTCTAAATTTTCTACTGATATGTAATGTACTACCCACTTATAACCGTCCCATCTTTTTATCTGTTTTCCAGATTCGGACTGCCATAATTGATTTACTTTTGGATTTTGTGGTTCTGTTTTCGAAACCACAATAGCATCTTCACCATCTTTAACTTTCGTTATTGTCCCTCTTAAAGCTGGCATTTATCTTGCCTCCCATTCCACTTCATAATTGACACTTGCTGCGTTCTCCGGCCACTCTGCATTTTGTAATACAATATTTTTCCCAGTTTTTGTTATCGCCTTGATTTGTATCCCATTTTGATCACAAAAAGAAAAACGCCACTTATAAAGATAGTTTTCTTCCACATCAACTTCTTTACTATTCGCAGCGTACAAAATGCATCTCATTTGATTATCCAGCACATTATTTACCATATGTTCATATTGTGCATTTACCACAGCTGAAACAACAGTATTATTTAAAATTTCTTGCATCAGTTTATATGTCTCATTTGTTTCATCTGTTCCAACAATATATTCTCCGATTATATTCTTATTTTTCGTTTCATCCTCAAGACATATCTCCTGCTCAATAATCCGTGCCTTTAGCAACAGCGGCTTTCCTAATTTTGATGTATTTATTTCCACATAATTTCCAATCTCACCTTTAATCACACCTTCAACTGTATAACTTACTTTGACATCATCATATTTCTGTAATTCATTTTTTCCTCTTTGCAATAATTCACTTGCGTTATCAGTATCATATGTCCAATTCATTACCAGACCTTTATCATATTGCCTGACTGGCAGCCACTTATCCATTGCTTTTCGGCTATATAATATAGGATTTCCAATCGGACTGAAATATTCTCCGTCATCATATTCTAAACCGGCTATCGTAGTATACTGATTTTCCGTTCCCTCTATTTGCTTTCCGGTTAAGTTTATGGCTGTTCGAAGATCTTTAATCGACCGATTCATTTCCACATTTGTAATATTAATTTCATCTTGCAAATGATCGCTTACAATTCCGTCTCCTCTTCTTTTATAGATATTCAAATATCTGGCTTCAATCTTTACTGTTCCATAATTCTTTGTTTCTAATGCAAATTCTGCTTCGGCATCAAATGCATTTAAAATATCTATTAATCTTGTAATCTTCTTATCTGACGTTCCTGTATATTCCAGCTGACGTTTCTGATCAGATACTTCGTTAACTCCTACTATAATTTCGCTTCCAGATAAAACAGGCTTTAAATAATATTCTATCGGTTGCGCATTAACCGGCTTTGATAACGGCTGCGTATCTTCATCCGCCAGTTCCATCACCGTATTTTCTGCATATATCCAACATTCTCCATTATCTATTTCCAATTCCATAATGATCATCTCGCGCATTTTCTCATTATACTTAAATAATATTCGGTCTCCCTCCTGAATATTTTGGGCATTATTATCTGTCGATTGGCAATAAGCTTCAAATGTTTCCGCCGGCGTATCAACTCTTATCGTAAGTGTTGAATCATGTATCCTCAAACTTTCTGGGGCTTCCGTAGAGCATGAGAATTTAAAGTCACCATCTTTAGTCAAAAATGTATATTCCATTATATATACGCCTCCCGTATGGACACCATTACTTCCGGCATTGTTGCAAAATCACTTGTCGCAATTACCAGTTCACTCTCTCCAGGTGGAGCTACAAGCGGCTTTGATCCCTGTGCTATGTCAATTGGATTGCCATTTAATGTTGCTTCATATCTTGCACTTGTAATCTGTATCTTATCTTGATTCTTAAAAAAATTAGGAACATCTTTCCACTCGGCATAATTTTTGTATGCACTTACAACATAGATTTCATTAACTGCTGCAGCATTGGACATCCACTTTGCGCATTGAAAAGAAATCCGATCTACTTCTACATCTACGATGTCAGGGTCCTTAAATCTAAGTGTATTTCCTCCAACTATAAATGATATCGCATCCCCGTCTTTGTTAAGAGAAATGTACGGTGCGCCAATTCCGGTATAGCCATTTAGTTTCGAAAATGTAAGACCGAAAGCCCATCTACGTTTTCCATTCACATATACTCTGCATTCTCCCATTTGTGTCTGCGGATTACAAATATCAAATTCTATATGTGAAACAACTGAATCATCCTTTCCAATCAAACAAAATTGTAAATATCCTGTATAACTTCCAGAGTTTTCACAACACATTTTTATAACCCATGTAGTACTCACATTTGTCCCGCTGTCAGCAAGCTTTATCATCCTTGCCGGCCCGTGATATATCGTTTCTGTTCCCGAATCTCCATAGTTTTCTACTATCGTATGTGCCTGGAATTCTTTTGTCCCGTTTGACACCATTACACCTGTTTTCCTTATATTTGTATTTCCAAGAATTACATTACTATCGGTCCACGCTTTAAAATAATTTTGTGTCATCGGAGACCACAACACTCCATCTGAATGTTTAATAGTCTCTCCATCAAGTTCATTAAAATTACCAATCTGCATTATCCGGTTATTTACCCCAAAGGCTATCCCGCCACAATCCGACTGCAGTACACACTCTATATCAACAAATGCATCTCTTGTCCCTTCGTTTTTAATTTTTACTATTTTTTCACCGGCATTTTCATAAGTTTTTTTATCTACTGCATATTTAAATGGATCAGTACAATATATTTCGTATTTTCCAGTTACATTATTTCTCCCAGACGGAACATCTTCTATAGACGCTTTTACACCCATAAAATATTTATCCCGTTCATCATTAAATACTACCTTGCATTTTCCTTTATGCAAAACGGCATTTAATTTATTAAATGCTTCCCTAAAGGCAGTGTTTGTCTTAGCACAAAGCAAATATTTTACTGTAATCGTTCTTGGCAAATACCTGTCGCTTTGATATTTTGCTCCATCAAGCTCTCCTATTTGCACCTCCTGAACTTCCGATTCAAGAAGTTCTCTCCCGGATACAGCGAGTGTTCTGTATCCGGGGATTTCTTCTTCAATCCATTTCCCATCAAAATTTACAGCTTCTGCCGGGAGGTCTTCTTGCGTAAATTGTTCAATTGTATCTGTGAATTTATACATCTTAACCCCTTCCAGTCATTCTACGCACTTTTTCTTTTCTCTTTCGCATCTCTTCATCTGTGTATGACGCAGAAACATGCGCAATTTCTTTTCCATCCAATTCTACCGGAATATAAATTGTGTATGTCTCATTTCTTGTATAATCATAATCATCGTTTAGATCATCAATACCAATTCTTAATCCGGCTCCAATCTCTGGGATAGGAACTAAATCCGGAATGTCCACCAGTTTCCATGCTGCCTTTTTCACATCTGTGACCCTATCAGAAATTCCATTTACCCATCCTTCACCGAAATAGCCGCCAAGCTTATCTGCTACTTTTGACGGACTATGGATTTGTGCCTTCGCCCGGATTGCCGCCTCTGCTGCAGCTGCCAACTGCGCTGCAACAGATCTTACACGTCCGACCTGACTTGCCATACCGTTTGCAAGGCCTGCCCCTATATATACACCGCAACTGTATGAACCGGATCCGGCTGATTGCATTGCCAATACTGTAGATGCAGACATGGTTCTTGCCGTAGATACCGCCCGGCTCATGCCGTTATGGACTCCATTATTAAAGTTGTTTCCAACAGCATTGCCAGAGCTTCTTGCTTTTCCTTCCGCATTTGAGAATTGACTAATCAATGCACTAATTGCCGACTTTGCCTTATTTCCTAATGCATCCAGTCCAGAATTTACTACATTCACACTGGACCGCATACTTGATAATGAACTCTGAGCACTTTTTGCGTTGCCTGCTATCGATTTCATACTTGAATTAACCGACTCCAATGCCACTACCATCGCAAGTGTGCCTGCCGCGCCACCTGTCATAGCAACTCCAAATGCAATCACTACAGCAACGGATGCACCCATTCCGGCTGCAAGACCTACAACCACTCCAAGCAGTGCCGTTAATGCGCCTAATGTGCTCACAGCACCCGCTGATACCATTGGGAATGCTACGCCCATCAAAGTTAATCCTGCTCCGGCTACCGTAAGTCCTGCGCCAAGTGCAAGTGCACCTGCTGCCAGTATCAATACTCCGGCTGATACTACCAATACACCTGCTCCAACCACTGCGAGACCCGCACCTACTACTGTAAGTCCTGCCCCCAAAACAATACATCCTGCCCCTGCGACAGCTGCTCCCGCGCCAAACACAATCATACCGGCACCCAGTGCGGTAATACATCCTGCTCCCTGGATTCCGTACTGTACAATCGTTGGAAGAATACCAGCCACAACAGCCAATGCTCCGCTTGCAATCAACGCTCCGCTTGCAACTAGTATAATGGCAGCTCCGAATGCGATAAATCCTACTGCTCCTACTGTCAATGCTGGTCCAAGTGCTGCTGCTCCTACTGCAAGCCCTGCAATAGCCGCTACCATGCCAATCATACATCCTATAGCAAGTGGTCCCGCATTCGCCAGATTAACAGCCGCCAGTGACAATACAGCAATCCCCGCTGCCGCAATCAGGACAGCTGCACCAAAGGCAATGAATCCGGTTGCTCCGGCCGTCATAGCAGGCGCCACATTTTTGGCAACAACCATTAAGCCTGCCACTGCAACCGTCATGCCGATCAGTACTCCTGCTGCTAGTGGTCCAGCTTGTGCTATTTGCACGGCCGAATATGCCAAAAGGGAAAATCCTGCCGCAATCAATGCTACTCCTGCGCCAATTGCTACAAAGGCTCCTGCTGATTCTACGATAGTCCCTGACGATTCTTTACTTGCAGTGCCTACCGCTTTTTCACCTGCTGCTACACCAAATAACTTACCTGCCAGTGTCGCTATTCCTTTTCCTGTCATGCTTACAATTGCGCCCGCAAAAGTTTTTACACCAGGGGCAACTGCACTGACTATTTTAAAGCCTTTAAAAGCAACATATAATTTCGGTAACAGTGTAATCGCTTTTGCCACTTCTTTATCATGATCTTTTAAAAAATCTGCAAATGTGGTCAATGCACCTGTTGCAGTTCCTATGCTTTCAGAAAAATTCTCCACACTTCTCCTTTTCCCAAAGGCCCCTGTAAGTTGTTGTACTTCATCTATGATTGCACCCGCCGCCTCTCCAAAAGCTTTTCCGACCTCTGTTGCATCTGTTTTTAGTACGTTCCAGTATGGAGATATAATCTGAATTGCCTTTGGAATTCCAACAGACAATTTTTCAAATCCAGTATCCACCTTGTTTGTCATCCCATTGATCGCATCAATCACTTTAGGCTTTGCGAAAGTATCATAAAGCTTCATCATTCCGCTTACTGCAGATGCCTCCAAGTTACCCATAGCGCCTTCAAATGTTGTTACGGATGTGGCTGCTTCTTTCGCCATGTCAGTCATACCAATGTTATTGATAGCCTGTCCGAGCATGTCTGCGGTAATTGCACCCTTTTCCATTGCTCCTTTGAAGTCGTTCCCTAATGTTGGATTCAGCTTAATCAGCTCTTTCCGTAAGCCTCCAGCAAGCTGCGGACTGGCATTAATGATCTGGTTCCAATCCTGAGCATGTAAAGCTCCTGCCGCCATTGCCTGTGAAAACGCAAGTGCTACCGAGGAATATTCCTTTGCACCTCCACCAAATACAGCAACTGCATTACCGACTGCTTCCGTCAACTTGTCTGCGTCTTTGATTCCATTTGCCGAAAGTGAGCCGAATGTACTCATAACATCCTGCAGGTAGAATACTGTTTTATCTGCATATGTTTTTAATGTACCTGTTGCTCCGGCTATTCTCTGTATTTCCGCTTCGGAATACCCGGAAAATCTCATAGCTGCCTGCAACTTATACATGGAATCCGATGTTTCTATCGTCTCTTTCGACAAATCACTGACTGAATTTGTCACCAGCGACATCGCCTTCCCGCCGATTGCAGCCATTGCACCAAATCCAAGACCGCCGGTGAGAGTAGTTTTCAGATTATTTGCATATCCCTGGCATGATTTCATAATGGATGAAAAGTTTTTGTCCTGCGCTGATAATATTGCTTTTACACTATACGACTCTGCCATCCTCTCACTCCTCTCTATCCAGCAGTTTGGTTATTCCAGCAAATCTGGATGTTTTCCTTCGATTCTTCATTTTTTTCAATTCTTTATCAAAATCAAAGAATTGCCGGAATCTCTTGTAAACTGGTTTGGTCTTGCCTTTACCGGCTTTCTTTTCTGCCTTTACCGCAAAATTCAAAAATGCCTGACGATGTTCATGTAAACTCTCGTCAAGCATCCGAAGCTCTAAAGCCTCCATCATAAGTTCATATTCCGCCAATGTCAGCTGATCCACCTGTTTAAATGACGTGAAGCCAAAATACCGGAAGCAATTCCTTGCTACGGTCTTATATAAGTCTTCTTCTACAGCTCCTGAGCCTTCTTCTTCGCCATCTGTTCTTCGTACTCTTTCAAGATCTCTTTCACTGCTTTCTTGGTAGCATTTGCTTTCGATAAAAAATCTTTTGTTTTCTCCATGAGTTCATCGATGTCTACCTCTTCCGAATCAATGTAAGAATCTAACATTGCCTTTGTTACTCTTGGATTCTCTCCCTTATTTGCCAAATTTAACAGATCTACCAGCGCGTTCGGTTCCTGGTCAACCACAACACTAGCGATCAGATACCTTGCTCCTATTTCTTTTGTGGTTCCCGGCATTCCCTGAACCGGAACTACGGTAAGCTTATTTGCTTCTCTTAAGAATCCCATCCCGAATTTAAACTGATATACTGTTCCGTTGATTGTAAGTTCCATCATATTGTTTTATCTCCCTTCTGTGCGATGTCGCACATCAAAAAGAGGACGAATCTTCTCGTCCTCTTAAGCTCCTGTCTTCTGAGTGTCTGCAAATACATATGCTGCTACTTCCTGCTGTTCTGCAGTAACTGTTGCATAGCCATCTACGCCTTTTCCTTCCAGTCCAAATGTCAGCGATAACTCAACATTATCCTCTGCATTGGATGTCTTATCAATTTCCGTAAGATATCCCTGGAAGTATTTTGCTTTAAACTTATTGCTCGAACTTGCCTGTGGCTCTGCTAGATTTACTTCCCAGATTTCCATCTTTTCATCATCATCAAGTGCTGCTTCAAGTTCATCAATGAATTTATCTCCTTTTTTCAGAAGACTGGAAGCTGTGATTTCCACCTCTGCTGTCCCTGGAGTACGCACCGTTCCATCTTTTGTTGCTGTTGTATCAGCATCTTTTGACTTGGTACGCTCATTCTCGGTTGTAAATGCAAGTGCCGTTGCATCATGATCTTTCTCCGTACTCAGGATGCGGTACAGATACACAATCTTTTTACCTGGTACTACTTCCGCAAATAACTGCAGTCCAAATAACTTTCTGTTCTTCACTATTGTCATCTCCTAACTAAATTTAAATGCCACTTCTAGGATTCCCATAAGAAGCGGCTGTTTCGTTGTATTATCCGGCAGGATCCTTTGTGTCGGTCTCTGCATATTCCAGGCATAGTGCGCTGTATGTTCGATAGACCTGCAGATCTTTTTGATATCTGCTAAGATACCAGATACCGTTCCTCTCTGCCGTACATTATCATGCCAGACTTTCAACGTCAGATTTACTTCCCCGACAATTTCACTTTTTGTCGCTTGGTCACTCTCAGTGCAATCTGTCAGATAGACGAACGGATATGGCGTGTCTTTCGGCGGTAATACCGTATCATACACGCCAATCCCCGTTCCCTTATATTTTTCTTTCAGTGTTATTAAAAGTGCACTGAACATTTCCTGTTGTGGATCCATCTTATCACCTCACAAGTTTTCCCAAATCCGACTTAAATTTACCTTTCTGCTCATCAAATGCCGGACGTATATGTGGCTTTCCTTTCATGAATCTTGTTCCATATTCCTGATAACCTGCATATTCCGCTGTTGATTCAACCTCTGCGGTCATGCCGCCATCTGTAATTTCCAACATAATTGACTTTTGTAAATGATGAGTGAGCACAGGAGCTTCTTTCATAGCTTTTTTCTGCATTTCAGCCCCATTTTTCTTTACTACTGTTTTAACAGCAGACATATCCATGTTCTTAGTCAGTTTAGCCTCCAACTTTTCAAAGCCTATCAGCTTTACTCCCATCACACCACCTCCGATACAACATATACCTGCTTCGTCCGAAGCTTCCTGCTGAAATCTACACCATATGTTTTATTCCCTACGCGAATCCTGTCAAATGGCCGGTCGTAATGATTCTGCAGGTGAATGGTAAGGCTGCCTTCCTTAATTCCGGAATAGACAAGCATCATCGTATTCGTACCGGTATCCATGACTGAGGCAGACTTCATATCTTCTGATATCGTGTCCTCTCCGTAATTACCAGTAGCCGGATCATACTCTCCAGGGGTGAGTTTCTGGAAGTATATTGGTGTGCCATATCTCATAGGAATCTCACCTTACCTTTCTTTGATTCTTTCTGATCATCCAGATATGCCCGGATATCATCCATGTATCCCGCAAAATCATTTTCCGACCAGGAAAGGCTTTCCCCCTCAACACTGTGAGAGGAAAGTCCTTCTGAACCGATTCTGTTGAATCGTATGATTGACACATCCAGGATGATATAATTCATCTCTTCCGGAGGCTCCAATCCCCCGAGAAGAAAGCGCAGTCTTTGTTTGGTGGCCTTTAAAATCAGCAGTAATTTATTTTCTAAGGCTCCGTCTATTTCTTCCGGCAGTCCCAACAAGGCTTTCAGATCTTCAATCATACGCTCCTCCTATTCTGCCGGCTCTTTATTTTCGGGTACTTTATTCTCAGGTTTCTTCTTCCCGGCTTTTGATGTTTTTTCTGCAGTATCTGCACCAGCTGTATTGTCTGGATCTTCTTCCACAAGTTCGATCAGCGGAGTGTGCTGTTTGTTGTTACTGCCGGCCAGCTCCTCGATTCTTTCTTTGCTGACATCTACTCCTTCACGAGGGAAGATATCTCCCTCGTTATAGGAATGATCGTTATCATGGAGATCAATAAAATGCTTGGTTACCTTATACATACTTTTTTACCTCCTATGCTCTCGGATTAACCGTTACAGTCACATCACCGGAACGAACAGCTTTGTAGTTCTGATCACACTCGACCAGTGTGATATGGTGAGTTGCTGTCGAAGCAATCTCTGATTCACCGTCCCACTTAGACCAGTTCTTAACATCCATGCCGTAAGTTACTGCTGTTGCAGCTGCAGCATCTTTGTACTTCCAGCAGTTTCTCATTGACATTAACTGCTCTTTCACTGTCAGCTTTGTGGTTCCTGCTTCTGATCCAGCCTCTGACGTTACCTTTAACGTTCCTAATGTCTGTGTATCAGCTTCTCCTACAGAGATGTAAGCAATTGCATCCAGATACTCGCAGAACAGACGTAAGCCCATGATTGCGTAGTTATCCGAAATCATACGGTTGTATGTTCCTTCTGAGTGGAATCCGATAAACCCTGTCTCTGAATCTGTTGTGAATCCCAGTCCAGCTTTAGCAAACTCTGAATCTCCCGGATCAACATAATATGCAATCATGTTGTTGAGCGGTGTTGCAATTACAACATTCTGCGGGATCTCAGAAGTAACAAATACCACATCCGCTCCAAGGAAATTTGTCAGATACTTGAAGCCGAATGCTGTCTGCAGTGTAATATCTGCTGCACCGAGATACTTGTACACATCCAGAGTATTTACCCAAACAGCTACTCCGGTTGCCGTTCTCTTCATCTTCTGGAACTTAGCCACAACCTTTCCGATTGCCATTGCAACAGCCATCTGCCAAGTTGTTTCGTGTCCTGTAAGAGATCCGGCTTTTAACTGTGTGTAGAATTTATCAGTCACTACATTCTGCAGATCGGACTTGAACTCATCATCCGTATCCTGTACTGCCGCCTCATAACCTTTTTCCAAAATGGCTTCAAGAGATACGCCTTTACGATATTTTTCAATCTTGATCGTATCAAAAGGCTTTTCTTCTACTGTGTATCTGGACATCGGGATTTCTTCGCCTTCTCCAACATCTCCTGACTGCAGTTCACCTTTTACCGTTTTGGTCTTTAATACCGAATTGTTTGCCTTCCTGATCATTCTGGTAATTCCCAGAATATCTAACAGTGCCTTCAGGTTCTTACCAAAGGATGTGACAAAGTCAATCTCTCTGGCTTTTACCTGGACCTGCACTTCTCCTGTCAGGTTATTCGGTGCTGCAAATACCTGCAGACCTAATCTTCTGATATCATGCATGTTTCATACTTCCTTTCTTACTGAAATAATGTAATATTCTCAGCAATCAGTTTCTGTCTTTCCGACGGATTCTTCACTGCTAAGATCTGTTCTTTTGTCATTGATGGTTTATCTCCACCGTTACCGGCTTTTGGAGGTTTTCCCTTTAAGGCATCTTTCACTGCATTCTGTACCGCTTCCTTGTACATGGTTGAAAAAGCTTCTACTGCTGCCTTGGTTCCATCTGCATCTTCTGCTACAAGGTTCATAACCAGTTCGTCCGGAATAGTAATGTTTTCATCTGCCAGCATCTTACGGGCTTCTTTCGCCATGTCTGATCTGGCATTCTGACGTTTCATCTCTTCCAAGGCATCCTCCGCTTTCTTCGCCCTGTAGTTTGCTTTTTCCTCGTTGGTCATCTGAGCAAGCTTTTCTGCTTCTGATACCTTATCATCCGTCAGTGTCTTCCATTTGGTCTGTGCATTTGTCACAGCCGTATTAACAGCCTTCTGGACACGCCGGTCGAACTCAGACTGATTGCCTTCCAACTTCAGGAAATCATCAAATGACATTGTTGTGTTGCTGTTACTTCCAGGATCTCCTCCAGTTCCAGCACCGTCTCCTTCTCCGGATCCACCGCCGTCTCCTCCAGGCTCTGTAAATAACTGCAGGTTACTCATTGGAATTCTCCAGTGATTATTCATGTGTTTCATCTTATCTATCCTTTCCGCCCCGCCCCATTCATTTAAGCCCAGGTCGTTGCATCTTGAATGTGTAGTTTAACGACATCCCGGTCACATTAAGTTACATGATCCGGACATACTCCGGAAACTCCTCGGCAATCATACAGATGCCAATGAAAAAGGAATCCACCAGAGTTTTCGACTTCTCTGATAGATTCCCATACTTTATATCCACCCTCCCGGGAGATATCTCATATTCAATTTTATCATCTGTCAGGTCCTTTATGGACTTGATCAGTGTCTGTGCAAGTGCTGTAACCCCGGCACATACGATATCTGATCCGGAAACAGCATAATTTGCATGCCCGGATATCTTTATTTCATCCTTGCGGACAGTTACTTCAATCAAGGCATCCCACCTCCTGAAACGTGGCAAAGATTTTCGATGATTGAATTGCTAACCAATCCACCATTTCTTCATTTTGCGCCCAAGCGGATATCATATTCGAGTTTGCAGATAAGCCGCTCTCTTCCAAATATGCATGTATAATTTCATGTCTCAGCACACGGTTCATATGTCGTTTTCTTCCTTCATCCGTGAAATCTTTATCCTTGTTTTTCAGAATATAAATTTCTCTATTACATCGATTAAACAAACCATCTGCATATTCTCCCACACTTTTCAATCGCTCCGGATACTCGTCTACAAAACGAATATCGTAACATGTCCCCATAATACTAACATTCATATCTTACAATCCTGTCACCTCCTTGTGCTAAAATGAGTATAAAAATACCACCAATCATTATGATATGATCAGTGGTATCTATTCTATAAAATCTGGCAATTCTTTTTTCAGCTTTAATGATTTTTTTATATCTCTCACATACGCTTTATATGAGCCTTCTCCGTATTCCAGTTCCATATATCCATCAGGAGTACGACCGAACATTTTGTAGTAATCGTCATATAGCTTTTCCAGCTCTGGTGTCATTTTTCCATACCACATTATTTCATCAACCTCCTGATTCTCTGCTCAATTTCTTGGCTCATTTCTGGGAATATTTTCTTTGCCATTTCCAATGCTTTACCATCCGTATAAAACATACGTCCATACTGAGCCCAGCTTTCTTTTTCCAAGCGTCCAGGCTTTTTCCAATAGTCGGTCTTGTGCGAATATCCCATTAATATATCTCCATTCGACATACCGTTCAAAATATCGGAAATCCCTCGGTACTCTTCTTTGAATTTTATTCCATATTTGCTAACCTCAAACGCTTCTGGATATTCTAAGTATAACATTTCCTCTATGCTTTTTCCATATCTTTTCGCTTGATTCTGCAGTCGTCTGTAATCTTGCTGAACGGAATTCTTTAACATTCCATTTTCCACCAAAGCGTATGTATCGTCAATTTCATGAAAAAGTTCATGTGCTATTGTATCCGATTTTGCATCTTTTGATAAATATACTTTCTTCTCCTTCGCCGAATAATACGACTTTCTACCACTTGATCTTGCAATCTCAGTTCTACCCAACGACTGTTTTAATAATGTCTTCACATCTTCATTCGATGTTGTTTTCAATCCTTCATTGAATATCTTCTTCTGTTTAGAAATCCCTGTAATTCTGTTCACCAATCGGCGTCCCATTTCAGATTCATAAGTCTCTTCTTCATGCAATTGTTTCCATGTTTCGAAATTCAATCCATGTTCCTGGTAGCTGTTTATCCACTCCTCATAAGCCTCATTATCCATATATGCGGCTGTGCTGCAATGACAGTTCGGATGCATTGGCGGAGCATTCTCACCGGGCATCATATCATCCACCTTAAAATGCTTGTCGTCCAGCCCTTTGCAAATCGGACATACATCGCCTTTTGTGCATGCAACATACACATACTCATCAAAGCCGTTACGGATAAAAGACTGCTTCTGAGCCTCCGTCTGCACTCTTGCAAGCTCTGTCGTCATAAGCCTCTGCGCATTATAAGCACTGACACCAAATCTCTTCTCCAGATGCTTTGCAAGTTTCTTCGGATTCTGCCCTCTGATCAGTCCTGATGCAAGTAATCCTTCCATCTCTGCCTTGAGCATGCCCTGATACATCCAAATACGATCCGAATATGTCGCATTCTTAAACGATGCATTCACAATTGCATGAGCGTATTTTTCATTCTTAAGAACGGACTTGCCAAGGATACCGGCTTGTCTCTGGAACTCTTTCAGTGTTCTGTCGGTCAGCTTCTTATCGAAATATTTCTGCATCTCATCAAATCCTGATACCATCTCAAGACCGATATTTGCCTTCAGGAGTTCCAACCGGTTCACCTTCATGGTCAGATTATAGATCCGCATCTCTTCATTTGCCCGATTGGAAAAATCTTTTGTTTCAACATATTTCTTTGCTTTCCGTTCATATGCTGCAATATCCAGCTTGCTTACTCTCTTCTTTGCCTCAGCCATCGTAATACCTTCTTTAGCAGCATACTTGGTATAGAATCCGTTGATCTCTTTATTGATCTCGTCCATCATATTGGCATAGATCTCTTTGATCTTACGATTATACTCAGCTTCTTCCTGAATATTATGTTTCTTTGCTTCCGTTTCCCGGTTCTTCCAGTACTCCTGGCTTGCCATCACCTGCACCTCCGAACATTTGTGTCATAACAGGATCCGTCTTGGCTTTTTCCTGTTCGTTTTCGATTTTTTTCATTTCATTCTGCACATTATCCACGACAGACAATACACCAAGCTGTGTCTCCTGTGAAACAATTCCTTCGAGGTTGCCGGCGATCTGACTCTCTTCCAGTACATTCGATGGAATATTTGGTGTGAAATGGTAATGCAGTTTCACCCAGTCATCTTCTTTCACTCCAGATACTGCAGATATTGGATTCGAAAAAATCAACTTATATCTCCGATTCATTCCAGATGTAAACTTTCTCTCCTTCGTCTTCGCCAAGTTGCTCATTCCCTGTAATTTATACTTCATGGCAATGCCCGAGCTTGTACCAAAGTTCTCATCTGAGATATTAGCAACCATGCTGATCTGGAATATTAATTTCTCCAGACGGTCAATCAGGTGCTCCTGCGTGGTATCTCCATCCGGCTTTTGTAAGAAATCTACAATCAGTCGATCCGCATCTTCATCAAAATTAATAATACGATTATCCCGAATATGCTCTACGTCGTCATCATCCAGCGTAGCTCCAAGTATCTTCATATAGGCATCTGCAAAATAGTCCACATCATTTGCCTTCTCGCTGATAGCTTTGTTATAAGCATCAATCATTGACATCGCCGGTTCAAAGATACATGTTCGCTCCTTGTTCTCCACATACTCTGTAGCCGGCACTCCGTCAAATCCATGTATCTTTTCTTCTTCCTCCCAGATAAGCTTTCCCTTCTGGGTGAACCAACGTACCTTCTCCGCATCGGATACACTACCGTGCAAAACGTCATTCGAATCTATGTACAGTCGAACAAAGTATCGTTCTCTGCACAATACCGAATCATCATAGATCATAAAAGCATCAAATGGTGTCAGATATGTAATCCCGATATTTCCCAGTTCATCCACGTAATACATCTCGTATCCTTTGCCATAAATGCAACAGATCTTCGACAGCTCCGCGTTGTTATCGTCCTGATCATTGTACTGATCCAGGAACTCTACATATTTTTTGATATTATCTGTAGCGTCATCATCCACAGATATTTTAATTGGGTTTCCGATAAAGAATCCGTTGAATGTATCTACCGTATACTTTGCAAAGTTCACAGCAATACGATTGTCCGGTTTATAATTCGGCTTTGGTTTCTGGTGGAAAATCTGGTAGTCTGTTTCGTATGCATCTTTCAGATGTTTGAACCGAAAGGCGCACTCTGCATTATGTTTTGCTATGAATTCATTCAGCTTGTTATCTGTCAGCTCTTCCTCTGACGGTAATCGAAATAACACTTTACAGTCCTCCTTTCAGGTTTCTGTTTAGTTTCGGCTTAGCCTTACGCTCTTCCTCGATGGAATAACGCAGCATAGCCATTGCATCATCAAAAAATGGAACTGGTTCTTCCAGATAAGTATTAGTACGCTCATCCTTCTTCCACTTCCATTGTTGTATTTCTTTTATGGTATTCACACAGGACGGATGTATGTGAATCATGTGTTGCTTCAAATAGTCTATCTGAGCATGAACACTGTTTGTCTCTTTATTGACTCCTTTTGCCCTGTATCCGGCTTTCTGCCACATCTTGATACGGTCCGGCTCCGCAGAATCGCACCACATCCTTAGTTTTTTGTTGAATCTTCCGGCGGCCAGCTTAATAATCTCCTCTGTGTCCATCTCATACACATACAATTCCTGGAACAAATACAGATCTCCATCCTTGAAGCCTACCTCGCCGATACAGTTGGCATGGTTAAATCCAAAGTCCTGTGAGTTCACAATGTAATCATAGTTCTCCGGATTCCGGTCAAATTCCTCTATGACATAATTCTTAAGGATAAGACCGGCAACCTCTCCCCATTCACCTAGACCATACACCCGATAACCTTCCGGATCTACTTCCTTACGCCGGAGCATACGTCTGTGATACGCTTCATCAATGAACCGGTTGTTCTCGTAGGTTGACTGATGCGTCAGTACATCCGGATCAACACGATCAAAGAACACTTTCTTAATCCAGTGATGTGATGACACCGGATTAAATGTTAACCTAATCTGGTAGAATAATCCCTTCGGCAATATACCTCGAAGTCGGTCATCGATAATTTCAAAATCTGACTGTGTAATCTCTGTAGCTTCTTCTATCCAAACATCGGTAAGCTTCCCGCGCTTGAAGGTAATTGATTTAAGCTTCTCACGTTGCTTCTCGTCATTTACTCCGCGGAAGATGATCTGGTTATGATTGTTCTTACATTCCAGAAGCATATTTGAAGTATTGATGTACCAATACTTCTTATAGCTTTCTCCGAACATACGAAAAATAGCACTCTGCAATTCTGCAAAAGTGCTATCTCTATTCGTTACATCAGCTTTTCGAACGCACAAAAGATTACGTCCCGGATCGTTCATCAACCGAATGATATAATTCTGCGCTGAGTCCATGCTCTTTCCGGATCCGGCAGAACCTTTCATCACGATATATCGTTTTTTACTGCGATCAACCTCTTTGAAACCGGCATTTGCTTCTACCTTTATTTTCATCCGGTATCATCCTCACCATAATCGATCGTGATGTTCAGGTCCATATCCACATCTGTTTCAACTTTATCAGTGAACAATGCGTATCTCTTACCCAAAAGCTCCGCGGCTTTCAACTTTTCCTTTTCTGACGGGGATTTTTCCATTGTTCTCGCTTCACTGCAGCCATCACCAGTTCCCTCAACTACGATTTCCTGCGCCGTGCTTTCTCCACGAAGAACAGATGTCAGATACTCGATTACTTCCTGTGCATCTGCTGTTTTTTCATTGTGAATCTTTTCCATTTGCTCGGCTATATAGTTTTTAACCTTAACATTTCTTAACAGCCTGGCAGCCGCTGCAGCTGCTACAGCATCATTCTTGACATTCGGATACGCTACCTTGTAAGCCCGAGTGGCATTTAAATCGATTAGATATTCATCTGCAAATCTTTTCTGTTTTTCCGTCACTTGGACTCACCTCCTGTTTTTTTTGCATTAGAAAAGCACCCCGGAGGGTGCCTGTATTTTTTATCACTGTTTTCTTTCCTTGTATTCTTCCATTTCCTTGCGTTCCAACTCCCAATCTTGATTAGATAGTTTTACCAACTCCTGATCAGAAATTCTTGCTTCATCTATAAATATTTTATGCCTATAATTCCAGTGTTTCTGTCTTATCTCCCTTAGCTTCGGATCTCTTATTCTATGAATTTCGCCTATGCTTAAATTTTCTTTATACTGTTCTTCTTCACTCAACCATTCATCCATATTGAACACTCCTTACTTTTCGGTATTCTTCTTTTCTATAATTTCAATATCATCATAGTAAATAACAACTACATCATCATCTGTTATATTATTTTCTATATACGGCTTTTGCGGATTGCCCTTTTCGTCCAATATATACTTTCTATATTTTTTCAAAGAGATAAATTGCTTTTTCCCTTCTTCCAACTCACTCTTTCCTAAATATCCCTCATATACAAATTTATCATTTCGCAAATACACTTTGAGCCACGGACTTATTTCACCATCATCCAAAACATCTATCTCGTTCTCATCCATGCTTGTTTGAATATCTAAAAAACTAAAAACCTCTTTTAATGCATCGGATTTCTGTGCTACATGTGCTATGTATGGAACAACCGTTGAAACACCTATCATACAAAAATGATATGCAATTTCCGATGATATTTGAAATCTATCCACACATATTTTGTACAAAAAACTTATTACAATTGATTTTGCGATAGTTCCTTTTTCATCTTTCAAAGTTTTCGCTTTCAAAAAGTGATATACATACAGCGAAATATACCCTGGATAAAAATACACTATATATGTTGCTATTGAATCTATTATTTTTAAAATATCATCTACCGACATCTTTTTTTCACCTACTCTTCTGGCGGATTTCCTGTTGGCTTTCCATTTTTAATTCTTGCTTCTTTCGAAGTAGCTATACTCCTCTTTCTATTACTGTTTTCTCCAAATATTTGAAGATTCATCCTCGAGCCATTTTCTTTTATGTTCTTATTATTACGTTGTTTTTTACTCACTTACCCATTCCTCCAACCTATCTAAAACCTACTCTCATAATATCCCATTTCTCGACATTACGCAACGAAAAAGACACCCAGCATCACCAGGCGTCCTCTCTCGGTTATGTTAGGTTGGGGAACTAATAAAATAACTATCATATGTCTTTTCATCATGTCCAGTATAATAATAACATAGTCAAAATATGAATGTTATGAATGTTTCAAAGTATCTTTAATGACCTTCGACACCATAGACTGTGTATACCCAACACTCTCCCCAACTTCTTTCTGCGTCATCCCATCCAAGAATACCATTTCAAATATATCCTTGGTCGTTCCATCAGGCATTGCGGCTATGTACTTCTCTACTTTCTCGTTCTCCCGGATCAGCTGATCTTTTCTCTTCTCCTTCTCATAGATCCGCATCTTCAATGCAGTTGCTGCCTTTGGCTCTTCCACTCTCACCTGCACATGCTCCTCGATGTAAGGGAAATCATCCGAACTCTTTGTAACCTTCCCCGATACAACCGGTACTGCGTCCAGTCTTTCCCGAAGCTTGGCAATGATTCCGTCCAGATTCTCAATATCCCGCTTATTTTTCTTGTATTTATTTAACAGTTCTCTGTTCATTATGCTCACGCCTTACTCTTTCCTGAATTCCTTTAATCAGCACTTCTCCATCCATATCACTGTACATCTCAATGTCTTTACGAAAAAACAGCTCGCATTCGATTTTAGTATGAATTGCATTCGTGTCCTTTGGATGTCGCCGTAACCTGATCAATGCCCGCCGGTAATCATCCGCTGCCAACTTTACAACTGCTGCTTTTAAGTTTTCATAGCACTCGACATATTCACTCATCGCCGGTCACCTCTTTTATGTCTACTCCCATCTTCCGCAAGTAATCCTCCACCGAATAACTTTGATAAGCTGGTGTATGGAATCTCTCACTTGCCTTCGCATTATGGATATTCTCCAGCTTACCATAACGCCTTTGATCATCTATCTTTACCCGTCTTCTGTCTCTTCCTCTGTTCAATCATTCCTCAGCTCCTTCGTCGTTTTGTTCTCTCTTCCAGATTTCCACTATATCCTTAAGCTGTACACTTTTATCCCGTCTTGTTCCTCCAGCGCTGTAATGGAATCCTGTATCTGTAATCTTTGTGATCCGGCAGCAGCCATTACCGCCACCACTGGTATACTGAATCGATACTTCATCACCAACTTTTAACTCTTCGCCTGTTTCCTTGCAAACGATTTTCTTTTCAACTTTGTAATTCATCTACCTTCTTCTCCTTCACCTCAAATTTCATATCAATCACAAGACTGACGTTTTCCCTTACCTCAACTTCCAATGCGCATCTGTTTGTATTTCCTTCTACACAACAATCAACAATATCTGCAATGGTTTTTCGGAATCCTTCGCTTACTTCTACATGCATTTACTGCTCCTCCTCGGCTTCTATACTTGCCCTTTCATATAACATCCCCAAAACGTCCCCGATCTCTTTCCGCTGTGATGTCCAAATAATGGTTTCTGTCCTATAGCTTTCCAAACTTTCTGCGCCGGAATATCCGTTTCCGCCCATTTAAAGATCAACACTCCATCTTCTTTCAGAACTCTCATACATTCCTGGAATCCATCATGTAGCATTTCTGGCCAGTGTTCATCCAATCTTCCGTATTTCTTAGCCAGCCATCCGGTTTTCCCGGCATATCTCAAATGTGGTGGATCAAACACAACCAGGGAAAACGATTCATCCGGGAATGGTAGATCTGTAAAATCGCATTGTATATCGGGATCTATGTAACAGGTCCGTTCTGATTGTCCGTCACCTGATTTCCAAATCCCTGTTAATTCTTCTTTGCGGATATCGCAATATACTGCTGCCGGATGTTCTTTGTTGAACCAGATTGTCCGAGATCCACACGTTGCATCAAGGATTTTTTTATCACTCATGCCGTTCCTCCCTGTATGGTTCCGGCAACGGCATCCAGGCATTCACAAATATTCCATAGCTTGAATAAGACTTTTCATCATCTCCCGGATAGAATGTACCGCCTTCATCATTTTATTCATACCTTGCGATATCCGGCATTGATGCATTCTCGAATGATACCAATATGTAACTTTCATCCTCCGGCAACTTCTCACTACATGGAATCCATTCGCCAAGGACATTTGTGTCCTTGGCATCTTCCCTGTCCTCATACATCGCCAGTCTATTCACCAGCTCCTGCTTCTTATTCGGGGACCAGTATCCGGTTTTCATACCGCTTTTTCTTTCATGTGTTAATCTTTCCATAATCTATTCCTCCACATCCTTCATTTTCATCCGTGCACCCTTCTCATACTTCGTGCATTCCTCTACTTTACATCCACGGCTGTGTTTCATAAGTCCGGCATAATCACAGCTATTCACTGTCGGCCGGTTACTCCGGAACTTACAAGTCTTACATAGATGCCGGTCTGAATTGTCTACTGCAGGTTCTTTTTCTTTCTTCCGGAATCTCGCTGCATGATACCCGACTGTTCCGAACGAGATGCCGGTCCGATCAGCAATCTCACGATTGGTATACCCTTTCTCTACCAGTTTCCAGATCTTCTCTTTCTTATCTTCGATATTGTCCGCCGGAAGATCTATCTTTTCTTCTTCCATCCTTTCCTCCGGCTTCTCTGGGGGGGGGATAATGCCTTCCTGCGTTTCATGCGCTACCTGGATAATATCGTCTGGATCTACCTGATCAGCTTCTGCCATATCCTGCACAGCCTGTTCAAAATCCGGGTTTACGACTGCCGGCACATCTACCAGAAAGTGATTCTCCGGCTGATTAAGGATATCTGACAATGGCATTGCTTTCATATTGCCGTCTTCACCTATCCATAGTGCTGTTACAGGTTTTCCTTTTATGTAATACTCCAATGCTTCTTTTAAGTTCTTCTCTACTAACATTGCTTTCTCTCCATACTATTTTTCAATCAGTCTCATATACATCTCTTGGTCATAAGATCTACCATCAAAATTATTAAAGTTATCCTTCTTCTTTGTTGGTGATGTCCTCTTTCCTTTCTTTATTCCCCGAAATTCCTTATAACCACCAGCCGTTGCCTTCTTCACGATGGCAATCTGTTCCTCTGTCTTATTACTCAGGCTCAACAGATCTTCTCTCAGAGCCTGTACCTGTTCCGGAAGAATCGATCCATAGTTATGTTCTCGAACAAGGAGATACATCTGGAAAGCCGATTCAAGTTCCGGAGACTGAAATACTGTATTATTTTTATTATTATTTACTTTACTTTTATTTACGGATTTTTCCGCGGAATTAGATTCGTTTTTCCCGGAAAAACTATCGCATTTCCCCGGAATATCTTCAAAAAGAGTGCACTTAATAAAAGGTTCCGTATCTTCCTTTTTCAGAAGCCAGTACCTACCTACTTCCAGCGGCTCTTTGCTCTTACGCATTCTTTCTTTAATACCGAGCTGATACCGTCTCTGTATCCCGGCAGAGGTCAAGACCTTGTCCGAACTAAACAGTGTGTTATCAAACAGTGACTTATTTAGCAGGAAGTTCAAGACCTGCTTCACCTTATTTTGATCTATCCCTAATTCGTCAGAAATGATATACAAAAAGTCTTCATCCGCTTTTATGTAATATCCCTGCCTGTAGATCTCACATAATAAAAACAGGTAGATCATCACTCCGTCCGACCTGTATCTGGCCTTGACGATTCTGATCTTATTATCCTCAAAAAAATCTATATCAAATGGAAAGTAAAGAAGGCCTTTGATCTTCGGTCTGGCCATGCTGCACCTTCTTTCCTATCCCTTATATTCTTCCACAGTAACGTCCAGTCCTTCCAACGAAGAATAGACTTTCTTTGCTACTACCATAACGATCTGTGTATCATCATGGTATGCAACACCGTTCAAGGCATCTGCTACAACTTTTACGATATCATCAATATCCGGCTTCTTAAGCGGAAGTTCCTTTCCATCCAGCATAAGAGCTGTACGTTTCTTACTGGTACTCTTCGGCGGAAGAAATCTCGCCACGATCCGAAGAGTTACCGGCTTGCCCCGTTCCAGGAACATTCCATTACACTTATTCAGGAACCGGTCTTTAATGTAATTCTCATACAACAGATCTGTTTCCGGTGTATAAGACATCGTTTTTCCGGTATGCTTATTTCTGACCGTCTTTGCCCTTGCTTTTCCCTGGGGCTTGCCCGGAACATGAAATGTCACAGCATTCATCCATTGCTCCTTTCTTTCCATGGGATAGCAATAAATAATCAGCTATCCCATGGAATACTGCATAATCAATAAGTTACATTCATGATACAATCCAAAAGGAAGTACAAATCTTAAGCGATGACTGTGATCTTATGTTTCTTCAATTCTTCACTCAGTTCAAACTCCAGATATTCCTTGATCTTTTTCATAACTGCATTCTTCCATAAACCACCATCAGCTTCTACCAGTTTAAATGCCGGTCCCCGGTCTCCGTCCTTAATACGGAATACATAAGAACTCTCCGGCTGTTCGATTTCTGCAAATGTACGGTATGGTCTTAACTTAACCGGATTCGGTACGATCACATCCGCCAGCTCTACACCCGTTTTAATCGTTGTCTTCTGCGATACGCCATCATCCGAATAATTAGCAGTTGTTCCGGATTTAATATTACCGGCAACCTGCATGATCGTAATGAGATCATCTGTCTCTACAAAGTTTGCCTGCAGCTCGATCAGAAAACGTTCCTGATCATAATAGCTGTCAAACGAGAACTCATTTACAATCGCCCTGGCATCGATCAGAGTCTCTCTGTTTCTTTCATCAATCAGCCCGGAATATAACAGAACCTTTGTAGGACTTACCACATGGATAATAGAAGATTTCCTTAACTCTTCCGGTTTTCCTTTGATATAATCCACCAGTGCTGTCAGCGTATTCACCTCAATATCTGACGCCATTGGGAATCTGTGATATCTGGTAAGACCATTGTCAGTGCAATAGGTTCTTCCTTCAATCTCTACCAGCTTTGGTTCCATGCTCTTTTCTTTCAAACCTGTAATATACTGTAATGCGTCTTTTAATCCTTCCATCATCTTACTTTTCCTCCTTATGCTTCTCTTCTTCTAAGATCTACAACTTTACTTCCAGCAGTACCTACGATTTCACCTGTATCTGTATCCACTGCCTTGCCTTCAACTTCCACTACGTTCTCAGGAACAACTCCCGGCACATCATTTACCGACATCTGCCCCGGGATCTGGTTACCCATTTCAATTGCTTCTACCTCGCCGGTCTGCAGGTTCTTGCCCATACTGAAAGCAGTAACAGCTCCGAGTGCCGGTGCAAGTGTTGTCTTCGTCTGTACACCGGTAGCAACAAAGTTACGCTCTGCATTTGGTTTAAATGCAATTGTGACTGTAATCTTTCTTGTAGCACCGGCATCCGTGTTAGGGTTCTGGATGTTCTCTGTCACCTCTTCAATGGCTCTGTTCACCTGTGCAGAAAATGCTCCATTTGCAAACTTTTCTAAATCTACATGTTTCATTGCTTATGTACCTCCTGCGTTATTTATTGAAAAACTCCGCTTCAATATCGGATGCTTCTCTCTGATCTGATTCTTTCTCAGGATCCGGTGCTTTCGTTTCTGGCTGCACCTCTTTAATCTCCTGTTCTGCCACAACATTATCGTTATCGATTTCGTCTGCAGCATTTTCTACATAGTCTGCGGATCCATCTTCCTGAATAACTGCCATGTCTTTATCAATTGCCTTCTGCAGATCAATACTCATGATTCCCCACTTGCTGATCAGCTGTCTTAACATGGTTTTCAGTGCCATACTATCAAAATCTTTAAACCAGAAAGAAGAATACTTCCAGAGATCTTTTTCTGGAATTTTGCCCTGCTCTAAAAGTTCCAAAGTCTTCGCTCCGCCATTTCTGCTGAATGCAGGTGAATATTTTTCCGCATGTGCCATCATTTTCTTTTTGGACCAGTACATTATTTTCCGAAATCCATTTTCATATTCAAACATGGCATAATATCCCATCGCCGGAGTCTCTTCACGGATCACATCATCATCAATCAGCTCTACTTCAATTTCTTCATCAAGTGGATCGTATCGGATCAATTCCCCTTCCTTAATAGCAAGCACATTCAGTTTTTTGTAATATCCAGAACGCTCCGCCAGCTGAATATAGCCTTTATATCCAAGTTGGAACTGTGCTTCTTTACAGCCTTTCTTCCTATTGTCGAACGGAACCATATAAAACTGTCCAAGCTGCGGAGAAGGGGAAAGATTCAACGCCTCTCCCAAAAGTGCTGCAGACAAGATACTCGGATTCGTACATTCCTGCAATGCCGGTGTTGCCTGGGTCGCAGACACAATACTTGAAATAAATCTTGTCCCGTTCTTTCCACCTACCACATTATTAATCTGTTTCTTAACAGCATCCTGTGACAGATATGCTGTTAATCCCATTTTTACTGGCTTTTTTGCCAGACTGTTATTTACTGCCATGCTTTATTCCACCTTTCCAAATTTTAAATTGTTCTGTTTCATGTAATCACGTAATGCCAGAATCTGTTCTTTAGTTCCCCATACACGGAAATCTATTCTCATGACCGGTTCTGAAACAACTCTTGTATAGTCATTCTCCTCAGCTTTTTTAGGCGCATCATGAGTATCCGCAGCATCTTCCGGATTCTCTGGCTCTTTTCCTGCAGCAGCTTCCTCTGCTTTTCTTCTCTCTTCCTCAGCTTTCTGTCTGGCAAGCGCTTCTTCCTTTCTCTTCTGAATGTCAGCCAGCTCCTGTCCTTTCTTGATTGCCTGCGTAAGATCCAGTGTCTTCTTATAGACTTCCATTGCTTCGAAGCTAAACTCTGGAAGACTATGAATAGTTCCGATTTCTTCACCTATTCTGTACATGATTTCTTTTAACTGGCTTTCTACTTTTGTTAATGACGCAGATTTGTTCAGCCATTTTTCATCCCAAATCATATCGAGCGTGACAAACGGCTGAAAACCAATAGCCACAAATAATTTCTCGATTGCTTTCTTCTTCTCGTCTTTCTCCAACTGATCAGCTGCTTTTATCTGCTGATCAATCAGCTGAATTGGCTCATTTACAATTTGAACAATTTCCTTTATCTTCTTTTCAAAATCTTCATATGGTGCAAGGCACTGCTTTTTAACGGCCTTCCGTGTTGCTTCCAGTTCCTGAACAAATTTGTTCAATGTTGCCCTGTCTTTTTTTGCGTCTGCAATCTGATCATCTGTATATGCTAAATTCTTATAATACCGGACTCTTTCTGCTACCTCTCTTTTTATTTCTTCGTGATTCCATTCAATTGATTTAAGGAACCCCTCCTCTGTAGGACTGTAAATTTTTAATTCCATAAATACCTCCTATATTTCCGGGAGAATCAGTGGGGGCTTTCTCCCACTCTCTACATATCTCCAAAATTTTTCTTCTTCCTGTTGCAGCATTGTAAGATCAGCTTCCACATCTCTTCTTTCGATAAAGTAATGTTTGACTGTTGTACGCTTTTCGTTGCCCCAGTCGGTATTCAAATGCGCTCTCAGAACTACGAACTGCCAACCGGTTACCAAAAGATAATGCAGTACCTGTATGTAATAATTATCCGGAATCCGATCCTTCCATTTTTCGTACTGCATGGACTGCAGGATATTTGTAGTTTTAATCTCTAAGATTCCCTTGCGACCTTCCCGATCGGTCAGCTCGCCATCAAGAGACGCTTGCATGAACGGATGGTCCTTACTCTGCAGAATCCGGAATTCATGATGTTCTACCTGATATTCCGGATAATCCAGTTTAAATAATTCCCGGATGTATTCTTCTGCTTTCTTTCCATAAATCACACACGGCTTGTCCGAAATATCTTTCGGTATTACCCTGCCAATCTTTTCTTCGAACAGATCAATATTACTTTTGTATGGATTCATCCCGACTACAGCACTTGCATCGCTGCCGCCGATCCCGTTCATTCTGCCTTTTAACCACTGCTGTTCATTTTCGAAATCATAAGCCTTAAAAATATCATTCATATCTGATACCCTGCTTCCGCACAAAGCTGCAATGCTCTATTCCGGTGTTCTCTCTGGTTCTTTAACTGCAGTTCCTTTTTGCTTTTCTTTTCCTCCTGGCAGTCACATGGTTCTCCAGGATCTAAATTTGCGCCGCATAACGGGCATTTGTTGTAATACATTCTCTATTCCTCCGCCCAAAGGCTGCCGCTGCACCAAAAGTAATCCGCAGAAAAGCTATATTCTTCCAAAACTACTTTGCTTGGATCCATGTTGCAAATATGATCACCATCTCCTACCGGCAGACAGTTCACACAATTCTCGCAACATCGGTTATCCGGTTTCGCCTTCTTCTTTCTTCTACTCATTTACTATGTTCTCCTTCTGCAATACAGGAAAATCTTTCAGCATCTTTTCCATCCACTGCTCTGTATCCCGATTGCCAAATCCGATAATATCTTCTCCCAGAACCAAGCCGAAGATCACATCGCCGGCAATCATACAACCATGCTCTTCGATTCCATAGAATACAGAAGCCACTGCATTGCAAGAAAGTCCTTTGATTAACCCTTCCTCATCAACCAGCATAATCACCGGAGCTTTGAAGTAGTCCCACATCTTTCTTGTCTTCACAGTCTCGAAATATCCGCCGACTGCCTGCTGGATAGATCTGAAATCCTTAAAATCTACATCGACGATAGAGATCTTATTATCCGTTGTAATTTTCAGCGTCTTCATCTTTTCTCCTCCGCCTGTTTAATGGCTTCCTTTGTAATACTTACCAGAACTTCTTTTGCCAGTTCTTCTGGCATATGTCCACGAAGTGATCTATACATTGTCGCCGTAACGCCTCTATATTCCCTTAATAACTCTGCTCCGGATCCCAGTACTTCTACCTGACATCCCGTTATTCCGCTGCAAACGGACTGTGATGTTGCTTTAATCATTTGACTAATTCCCTTTCTTCTCATATAATATAGTTGACTAATTTTCTGAGCGCCCAAAGCTTGCCGGCTTATACGGGTGCTCTTTTTTAATTTCTTGCAATGTTCTCACCCCCTTCACCTGATTGCATAAAAGTTGATCACACACGCTCCTAATACCGTGATCAGTATCAGCTCTATCGCAATAGTTAATCTCCAACGCCACAGTCTTAAATTTTCACATTCATCTTCCAGGCGCTTGATCTGCAGCTTCGCCACCAGTGGTGTTTCCGGTTTTAAGTTCATACTGCTTGTCCACTCCTTTCTACCGCCTAAGCGGTTTTCTCAATGGTATAGGTGATTTCCACCTTTTCCTGCTCTTCCAATAGAGATATCAACACCTTAATGATTTTTTCCATATCTGGTTTATTTGACATATATACATCACCTCTTCTATAGGCTATGTGGTATGGTTTGTACTTGTTGCGGTTCTTTGGTATAATTTCCTTATCAAAGAATGAAAGGAATGATAATTATGCCTGATAGTTTCACTTGTCCGTTTTGCAAGCATACTATGCCTGTAGTATCTTCAACCTATACCGAAATGGATGCTCGTTATAGAACACCAAGTAAACAAGGATATTTACTAGACACAAAATACAGTTTAAAAATCCATATGTACAAATGTCCAAACTGTCAGAAAATTACAAGTATCGCTAATTATACTGGTACTGAATTGCCTCAAAAGACAGTACCGCTTTTCCCTATATCCACTGCTAAACAATTCCCTGATTATATTCCTCAAGCGATACGTTCTGACTATGAAGAAGCATGCTCCATTGTTAATCTCAGTCCCAAAGCATCAGCAACTTTATCTCGACGATGTCTACAAGGTATGATTCGTGATTTCTTCCAAATTTCTAAAGGTAGTCTTTTTGAAGAAATTAATGCCATTATGTACATATCCACCATTCTGATATTTTGAGTACAGCACCCACTGCCCGCCGACCTTATACTGAATCTTCAATTCCTTGAGAATCTTGTTCAGTTTTCTTCCACTCATTCCATAGTCTTTGGCAATCTGTGTAATAGTTACCAGAGACTTTGACTGTAGAATCATATCCACATAATTGGCTTTAGGTTGCAGTTCTGTGATGATCTGCTGCTGCTCAACTACCTGTTCGCCAAGGAATTTACACCTGTCTTTCAAGGACTCGATCGAATGGTTCGCCATCTTTAATGCTCTTGCCATAATCTGTTCTGGTGTGTTCCAGGCTTTCTCAAGGTCAATAAGATAATCTCTACATCTTTTTCCTTTTTCGGTTCGGCTCATTAAACAAATGTGTTTCGCCATTAGTACAGACATTGAATAGTCTTCAAGTTCTCTTCTTGCACCGTTATTTACAACCGTACTCGATGTACACTTGTTATAATCTTCACCCTCTACAAACAACTCTTTGTTGGAATCGAACCATCGGCTGAATCTTGATGCCACTCCAAGAGCTTCATGTAATTCTCTTGCTGATACTGTTGGTTGCTCTGTTTCGTAATTAATTTTTAATACTTCGTTCATTTAATCTCCTTTAAGTTTAACATCGTTTAACTTTTTAACTAAAAAAATATTCATTATATTCATTCTCTGAAATGCAAAGCAATGAAGACCACTCATAAATATCTTTTTGCGAAAACCCTGTTTTGCAATTCAATTTTCTTGAAACTGAATTAGTCGATTTTCCAAGAGCTTTTGCAAAATTCTTGTGACTGCCATACTTCTCTATGATACGACCTTTTAGTTTCTTATATTGGTAATGCATGTTTAAACCTCCTTCCGTTTTGCTGATTACAGTTTAACACCGTTCAACTTTCATGTCAACAAGAAAGTTGAATATTGTTAAACTTTTCTGTTGATAGTTTAACCTCTTTGTGTTACTATATAATAAAATACAGAAAGGATAGAGGTGAGTTAATGAAAAATGAAATTACCGCTAAAAGGCTAAGATTAGCTTTAGATAATGCAAATATGAAACCACAAGAACTTGCTGAGAAATCCAAAGTGAGTAAATCTTCTATTAGCCAATATGTTAATGGTTCTCATGCGCCTTCCAATATAAGTGCTGGAAAAATAGGCAAAGTATTAGATGTCGAACCATTATGGTTAATGGGATTTGATGTTCCTATGGAACGAATGGCTTTTAAAGATGCACCCAAAAACTTTCACTCTTCTTTTGATAATATAGAAAATTTTAAAGTTGCCTATGACAAAAGTAAATTACGCAGTAATAAATTGCTTAATTCAATAATGGAAAATGCTGAGCAGCTCAACAATGATAACAGAAAGAGCTTATTTGAATACTCGCAAAATTTATTATCAAATCAACGCATGGAAGAAGCTCTTCAAACAGATGCTGCACAGGCACGTACAGATATCACTGTTTCCAAAGGCACAGATACATCCGATGACGATATCATGGATGCTGAAGATTTCTAAGTCTTTTTTATCGGACAGGTGAATTATTATAATTATCTTGGAGGTGTTTACGATGAATGCTTATGAAGCACTTTTAGATGAAGCCTGCGATACGGGACTTACAGTTAAGGAAAAACCATTAAAATATAACAACGGACGTATCAAAGGTAACCGGATAGCAATCCGACAAGACATTGATACAGAAAAAGAAAAAGCCTGTGTACTGGCTGAAGAACTAGGACATTATTATACATCGGTTGGAAACATTCTCGATATGACTGTTCCAGAAAACCGAAAACAAGAGCGCCAGGCGCGGCTCTGGGGATACAACCGCAGTATCGGATTATTCGGTCTGATCAGAGCCTACGAACATGGTTGTAAAGATAAATATGAAATTGCAGAGTATTTGGATGTTACAGAAGAATATCTGGAAGACTGCATTAACTGTTACCAGGATAAGTATGGGGAATACAAAACTGTAGATAACTACACAATTTATTTTATCCCCAACTTGATGATATTTAAGAAAATATAGAATTGAGGTGTTTTTGTGGGATTTTTTTCAAAATTATTTGCAGGAACTGTGTTTACCTTTAAACCTGATTTTTCAAAAACGGAATACGAAAATTGGCTTGAATATCTTCACGTTGGTGGTACTGATTCCGAATGGAAAGAATTAAAAAAGCGCAATCATTGGAAATTCAAACCGGATCCAATTGAAAAATTTTCAAAATATGATTCTGAGCTTAGACCTGTTTTTTCCGAATACGGTGAATTAATTAAAATAATAAAGGAACAGTGGTCTGCTTTATACAATTCCAATAACTATACTGGTCAATTAGCACAAACCGTAGAACGTAATTGTATTAAAGCAATTTCTTATTATAAAGAAATTCAATCAATTAACATAAAATACAATCAAGATCTTATGACTGGCTCTCCTGCCTTCACAAAACTGGCTTTGCTCTATGAAAGGCAAGGAAATTTTGACAAATCTATTTTCGTCTGTAAAGCAGCCTGCAAACTAGGCATAGATGAAAAATCACGCTTAAAAAGAATGATAAAGAAAGCCGGCCGTACTCCTACTGCCGAAGAATTAAAGCTTATAGATAACTAATTTGATTTATCCAGTATCTCTAACCATAAATACCCCGCCCTCTTGATACTTATGTATTTGTATGGCGGAGATATCTGATTGAATAAATGAACTCTGGAAAAAACGAAAGGAAAAGACATATGAAAAAGAAGAAAACACTACTAGGATTGATTGCTGCCATTGCGATCATTGTCATCGGTATTTGTGTTTGGTACTTTCAGGTGAAAAAGCCTCATGATCTTGCAGAAACAAAGTTTAATGCTGCAGTCAAAGAAGTAGAAGCCAAGAATACTGAACTTACCTCTGCAATGAACGATGCTCAGAAAATATTGGACAAAAAGGAAGCAGTTTATGATAACACTACTAAAGAAGCCTTTATTACTGCTCTTTCCGATGCAAAAGCAGCACAGCGCAAAATACCAGATCTACCAAAAAAGACAGCAGACATCAATGCTGAAACGAAAAAGCTTTCTGAACCACTGGATTACTCCTCTGTAATTAATGCTATTTCTGAAAAACAAACAGCTTATCAGAACAGCGTTCTGCAGATGAAGCAAATCACTAATCCTAATGAAGATTTCGTTATTCAGCGCTTAAAGGGAATTCCAAATATTTCCGGATATCAGGCAGTCACAGAAGATCATGATCCAAACGGAAATCTAAATAAACAGGGAGGCTACACTTCCACAGTTTATTTTTCTACTCCTCTTATCGACCAATCTAGTGTATATGGAAATGACATTGTAGATAAAGGAACTGAATGCGGTGGAGCTATCGAAGTTTATGCATCAGAAAAAGATGCCGAAAAGAGAGATTCGTATCTTGCCAGCTTTGATGGTGCAGGAATGTTAAATTCCGGATCTCACAAAGTTTTAGGTACTATCGTAATCCGAACCTCAACCAAATTAACAGCTACACAGCAAAACGAGTTCACCAACAACATTACAAACAAATTATTAGAATTACAGTAAAATACTAAAAAATCCCCGGTGTTACCAGCACCAGGGAAAATCCCGAGTAATATATACGGCGAAGGATTCGCTCGATACAGTACTCTCCTCACAAAGATATTGTATCACAAAAATCCGGCACCGTATAGGTGTTATTTTTGTACCCATTTTTGCGTAACATTAAAGAAGGAAAGGTGATATGATATGACGACTAAAGTTGAACGCTGTGCAATCTATATCCGTGTATCCACTACCGAGCAAATGATGCACGGCAAATCGCTTGAAGCACAAAAAGAATATCTTACCAATTATGCCCGAGAACACAATATGGCCGTCGTTGGCATATATGCTGATGAAGGGAAAACAGCCCGTAAAGAGCTCAAAAAGCGGAAGGCTATACATTCTCTGCTGCAAGACGTAGAAGCCGGGAAGATCGATGTTATTATCTTCTGGCGTATCGATAGATGGTTCCGTAATCTATCTGATTTCTATAAGGTGCAGGATATTCTTGACAGTCACAACGTCCGCTGGATCAGTACCAGTGAACCAGGCATTAACATGGAAACCAGAGATGGAAGACTGCAGCTTAATGTGGTTCTGTCGATTGGCCAGAACGAAGTCGATACCACCAGTGAGCGTATCAAATTTGTAAATGAATCATCGATCAGAAGCGGTAAATTAATTTTTGGCGATGCAAATATGGGATATGGCTATAAGTCAGGTATCGTTGATGGGCAAAAGCGAATGATAAAGGATCCTGATCGAGAACATGTCGTGGATGCATTTTATAAATATTTTTTCAAGCATCAAAATAAGTGCGCTACGCTCAGATACATACAAGAAACCTATGATCCTGATTTCAGTTTCGGAATCATGAGGACGCTTCTTTCCAGCGAATTCTACAAGGGCACCTATCGAGGATTCCCTTACTGCCCTGCATATCTTACTGAAGATGAGTGGAACAAATTACAGAAGATACAAAAACGAAATGTTAAAGCTACGCCTTCCGGCCGCATCTACCTGTTTGCAGGAATGATTCGATGTCCCGTGTGTGGTCAATTGCTATGCGGTACCGGGTGTTCGTCCATCATCAACAGGAAAACTGGTGCCAAAAGAACTTACTGCTATTACCGATGTAACAGAGCTATGATCGATCACATATGTTCTTACAGACACAGATTG